ATATAAATCCGGATAGTTGGAAAAGGTATGGGGACAATTATCCTTCAAAAGCGGAAAGAGACCGGGCAATGAAACGTTTATTAACCGATGATAAAACGGTAGAAGATTAAAAATGGCATGAAGTATGATACGTAAACATTATAAAATTACAATTAAAGAAATCGGAGTGGACAAACCCGTTGAAACCGAATACAGTGGTTTTATTGACCGTAAAAGATTAATAACTTTTTATGGACTGAATAATCCCGATGTAGAGTGGTTTGACATTGAAGAAATTCCCGAATAACTTAAGAAAAAAATAGAAATGAATAAAAACTTAAATAAAGCAAAGACAGGAGTAACCCTATCTTTGACTGTTAAAGCTAAAATGAAGATTATAAAACTCTTTCATAATAGCGTGGTTTTTCATTCTCTGGATTCTGTTTGATTAGGTATCCATCATAAACTAATTGTGAAATCGCAAGTCCAACTTCACGTCCATCTTTTATGGAAGGTTCCAATGCTTGAGCCCATAACAAAAGCATATGCTTGGTTATGTCTGTTTGCCCAACTGTTGTGTTATTCAGTAATCCTTGTAAGATAGTGTCTTGGGTATTCATAAATATATATATGTTTAAGTGAATTGCAAAGATAAAAAAAATATGATAATAGCATGGTTCTCTTGCGGTGTAACTTCCGCAGTCGCTTGTAAGATAGCGTTGAGTTTGTATAATGATGTGCATATATACTATATTGAGACAGGTTCCGGACATCCTGATAATACCCGATTCCTTGCAGATTGTGAGAAGTGGTACAGGCAGCCTATCCACATTATCCGAAGCGACAAATATACTTGTGTAGCTGACGTTTTAAGGAAAGGTTTCATCAATGGTGCGCATGGTGCTGCTTGTACTCTTGAACTGAAAAAGAAAGTTCGGTATAAATTGGAAAAGGAATTGCAACATTGGGACGGGCAAGTTTGGGGATTCGATTACGACCCGAAAGAAATAAATCGGGCTATCCGGCTAAAGCAACAATACCCTGATACAAAGCCTTTATTTCCTCTTATTGAAAGGCAGATAACAAAGCCGGATGCGATGGGGATGCTTTGGAAAGCTGGCATTAAACAGCCTGTCATGTACTCAATGGGTTACAATAATAATAACTGCATCGGTTGTGTCAAAGGCGGTATGGGCTACTGGAATAAGATACGAAAGGATTTTCCAGATGTATTCAACGAGGTAGCACAGATTGAACGTGATGTTGGCGCAACGTGTCTAAAGGATAAAGACGGACGTATTTTCCTAGATGAATTACCAACATGGCGAGGTGACCCACTGGAAGAGATTATACCAGATTGCTCTCTTATCTGCCAGATAGAGTTTCAAGAGATACTTGATAGGCAAGTAGAACGAGTAATGAAAGGAAAAATTAGTATTAACGATGTAGCCTAATTAGGCTCAAAACAAGATAGAAATGAATAAGAATATAGTCGTAAAGAAGGAAAAACCTTTTTGTCAATTAAAGAAGCTTCCTGGGGTAGAGAAGTACAAAGTTGATGCATATTGGATTAACGATACTAGCGATATAGAACCGACACTAGAATTGGGATATGCGTGCACTTCTTCCGGAAATAACGGAGCTATAAACATTTGGAAGGATGATACAGGAATGATTCGCAGTGAATTAATGCGACACTTAGTAGTTGTTGAAAAAAGAACGTTTGTCAGCTATGCAGAAGTGGAAAAATGTGTTAGTGATTGGCTTAAAAGAATTAACGAATAACAATAATGAAGCCGTGCGGAACTTTTCTTCTGCACGGCTTTCGTTTTTTCTAAAAATGTTTATAACCGCTTGTCATAGCTTGAATAGCTTTCCACCTGCGGTATTTTTCGTATATATCCCATTTGAATATTGTCCAAGCAACGTACCAGCGTCCTTTCCATAGCGGGCAGAATATCACGCTCGTAAAAATCACGCGGACGGGCTGAATAGTCTATTTTGATTATTTCCTGTTCGCATATATCACCCGTGTCAAGTCCGTTATCCGCCCAAAACCATGTGGCAGCAGTGATTGGCTCTTGCCGTTTGTAAGCCCATTTGATTGAAGACGCGCCACGTCCATACGGCAGTGGTGACGGGTGAAATATCAATGTCCCGTAAAGCGGTTCTTTCAACACTTCCACCGACACCTTTTCCGTCAGAAGCGGGGCAATGGCTAGATCATACACTCCGGTGCTTTCGTTCCAAACACGGTAACCTTTCTCGCGTACACAGGCTTCCGCTATTTTGTAAGCCTGTGAGTCCTTATTTCCTAATATCTTGATGATCATATTCCCCAATATATTTAAATGCCTGTACTGCCCTGAAATGACCTCCGTATCCGGTAGAACATTTAGTAGATTTTCCTTTTCCCTGCATGGACTTTGCCATCGAACTTGCGCTTCTCGCCTTATTCGAACCATAAAGGCTGGCTCCTGTTTGCACCCATTTCTTTGAGTGCCGTAAAGCTCCGCATAACTGGGGATGTGAAGTATGGAAAAATACAGGTAGTTTTTTCCCACAACGTCCGTTCCCCTTCAGATGATATTCGCATACTGCAGCTAAAAATTTAGTGCCAACTCCGATGCCTTGCCATTCCGGCATGACTACCAAACGCGTCGAGCGATACGCTCCAGCTGTGAAAAGGGGGGCTACTGCCAAATGGCATACGGGCTCGTTCCCAATGAATCCCACGAAGTATTCCGCAGCAACGGGCAACGGCAAGTCTAAATAATAATGCTGTTTAAACAGTCTTGGGAATACAGTTCCCCTGACCTTATAAATTTGAAGCTCGAGTTTTGGACGTTGCCGAAGACAGTCACGCTCGTAAAAGCGTGCCTCCGCAGTATCGTACACCCAATCCGGCTGCAACCATTCAATAATATCATAATGACAGGATAGAAGGACAATCTTACCTTTGCCACGTCTCCAAGTTTTAGAGAATGCTGCCGCACCCACTTTCGCGATCTGACGGTCAATCACGGACGTAAATTCATCAACGACGGCATGCTCCGGACGTTCGCAAGCCAAACGGGCTAAACCAGCGCGAAATTTCTCACCGTTCGACAGCACATTGAAGGGGCGTAGCCATGCCGGAACATCCCCCAAACCTACAGCCGAAAGCATTCCGGTGACCATATTAAAATCCCCGTCCGGAGCGATGCAGTCAATAATAGGTTTATTGCTGTCCCAACCGGAATAAAGGTCATAAATCGGCTCGTTAAAGATTTTGCTTCCGATACTGGTTTTTCCACTTCCTGAAGGTCCGACAATCAAACCTATTTGCCATTCCTTGCCCTCGATGGGCAATTCAGCCACCTTTTCCCAGTCACAGCCATTTTCCGCATTGAAAAGGCTTTTTACCCTTGCAGCGCGATAGCTGTCAAAATCGCTGCAATGGTGTCGTACTTCTACTCTCATACACTTACTACCTTTAAAGTTAAACCTTCAGCTTTCAGGCGTTCATAAATAGCCTGCTGTTCTTTTTCATCTGTGCAAATGACGATAACGCCATATTGCGGTTTATACGTATATTTTCCCATAACTAATAATTTTGAGTTCGGGACAAAAGTACTCCGCGGCTGTCAATCCAGCACGATACATGAAGTTGTTTACACTGCAAACGTTTTGCAGTCACTTTGGAAACGCTTGATAAGACTATATACCTTTCTCTCACTGACAAGGTACTTGTCAGATAATGCCGCGACTATATAAGACACTTTCTCACCATGTCCTAACAGTTTCATATAATCCGCATACAGATCGATATAGCGACAATCTTCAAGCCGTATTCCGGCATCCTGTATTTTTTTCAAGAGCTCCCGATTAAAGTTTAATATCTCTATGACTTTCATAATACAAATTTGATTATCTTTGCAATGCCAATCACATAAAGCAAAAATGCGAGTAGACGCAGCAAGGGTCTTTGCCCCCGGCTGTGCGTCTGCTCGCATTTTGTTAGTATGTGATTGGCGTCTTTACTAACAGGCTGGGGGCTTTTTTATAGCCTTTCCCCCGCAGGCTTATATTCAATTTTGACAAATCACTGGAAATCCGTATATTTGCGCTATAATAATGCTTTCTTATGCGGAATCCTGAAATGACCAAAATACGTGACCGGAAGATGGTAGAAACGTTCTACCTTCTCTATGATAAAAAGCGCATCCGTTTGGAGGATGTTCTTTTGCGTATGAGTCATGACCTGTTCTTTCTTGATCAGAACTACATCTACAAACGGATTTTTTATATATCGGAGAATTTATCATATTACGAACAATTAAAAGAGGGCAAAAAGCCCGATTCAAAAAAGAACGATACAAATCAACTTAGTCTTGGTTTTTAACCGTTGTATCATAGATGATACAGCGGTTCTTCGTCTTCCGTTTTCTCCGGTAAGTCCCCATTGCTAATTTTCATTTCACGGTCTTTCATGTCGGCATGGCTTGCAAGTTCCATTGTGGTGTAATCCATGATTTCACATTCAAAGCTGATCCGGTACAGGTTTCCCGCCCCCCCCGACTCTTCCCGCCCGACATGGGTGCGTCGAAGCGTGCCGAAGTTCTTCCCCGATTTCCCGTGTAACATCATCCCCAGTAAAGTCAACAGGTCAAGGAAGGACAACGCCTCTTCCTGCATTTCCGCACCTTCACAGGTATCGGAAAAGGTTTCGTAAAACAGCCGGAAATCAATCTGCGTGTGAAGCCGCTGAACGAGTAAACCTTCGTCCTCAATCCCCAGCGTATTAAATTCAATGAATACAGCCGGGGACGAAAAGGGATGTTCTTCATCGAGAAAACTGACCTGTTCATGCCACATGTCTATATGTTCAATCTCCGGTGTATTTTCCATCCTTTCCTTTAGTTCGGAATACTCATCCGGGATAGATGCCAGGAATCCGTCTTTGTTTCGGATAATTTCAACCAGTTCTTTGTAACAGTCTGTCCAAATCATAATTATATTGATTAAATATTTGAGAATCGTTTGTCAATCTCCGACGCTATCCATGCGTCCAACTGTTTCATGAATGCGGCAGATTCACCCATGTACTGACGTTTCGGAATCCTTATCCTGCTGCCCGCTTTTTTTAGTGCCATACCTTTGTAGAAGGAAGCCATTGTAGACAACCGTGCATTGGCTTTATTTTTCCGTAATTCGCCATTCTTTTTCTTTTGCATTGTTCCGGTCGATTTCATGTACAAATACCAAAAATAACGCTTCATCCGCTCCGTTACGACAATGTAACCGCCTTCATTGTGAATCTTGGCATAAGCCAGCGGATCAGTCTGATAAATGATACGGTCTATTCCACGGTTGACTGCATGAATACTGTCACGAAGCTTCCCGCTTTGTATCAACACGCCACGATCCGAACCAACCGTGAGCGACCTTTTAGCCCACGGTGTCAATGATGTATCAAGAAATCCCTGCCTGCGAAAATTCTGCTTGAAGAAGTTCACACCCGCAACTTTCGCGTAGCGGTGAGCATCTTCTACCAGCGTGGATAATTCTTTGAAAAAATCGGGTAATTCAGTCCTTTCCATTTGTATTTCAAAATAAAATTGTATATTTGCAATGTTCGCGGCTGTAACAGGTCAAGAACTCCCTTCAGGAGTGTCAGTTTCGGCTGTCACTCCTGAAGTTCTTTTAAGAGTTCAGTTACTTTTCCGGTTTTTACATCTTTCCAAGACACCTTCACCGCCTTCCCGGAATAAATGAATATCATCTGCTGTCCGGAGAACTTGTCCCCATACAGTTTGTATATCCCGTTCAGTTTGTTCTGCACCATTTCCGGTTTAATGCTTTCAAATGCATCAAGATTGAAAACGGTGAATTCGCACTGCTGCTTACGCGAACTGTCCAGCCCGTTTTTAATTCCGCCTAATCCCTGAATGTTCTTCAGGTCTGCCAGCTTTTCGTTAATCAAATATTCCGGGTTCTTTATCCCGTCCTCGTTGATGTGCGGGCGGATTTTAATCTTCATGTTCAATTCCTTTGAAATGACACGCGCGCTTTCGACATTCTTAACCAAGTCTTTCGGATCAGCAAAATCGCTGATCATCACTTTCG